GTGGCAGCAAACTGCGACCACTCCTCTTCCGTCATCTTTAGTGCCATGCAGGAACTGTAACAGAAGGTTTGGCGAGAGAGCAACGTATGGGATTGTCCCATCGGGAGGCCGCGATCTCCAACATCCGTGGAGCCTGTGTGCCGAGGCGGAAGCGTTAAACGTTTAGTGCCTTAGGTATGCAGCAAGTGCTAGCAGGCAAATTAACCATCTTGCTTTCAGTTTCCTCTCGGTCGCCGTCCAGCGCATCTGGTCAGACGTTGCAAGTAAAGGTTACCAAACAATCGTTTATTAGGGGAAGGGGTAAGTAAAGTTTGGGAAAAAATAAAAAATTATTGTGATGCCTTCGTAATCGTGACCGGTCCTGCTCTGGCCCTACCCCCCCTGTTGTTTTACCGCAACACATTGTTGTGCGTGTACCACAAGCCTGGATGCACTCGATAACCATTCGTAACTGTAAACAATTATTGTTTGCGTAGATGTTGCGTAGATGCAACACGTTGCGTTTGTGCAACATGGCTACGTTGTTGCGTGGATGCAACAGATGGAGTGAGGCTGTAGGCAATGTAGGTCATGTAGCCACTGTCTACAAAGTCCGTCACAGACGATGAAATATTTGGCAGTAAGAGACATTGCATACATGACATACATCCTCTCTTTCCCCTTATTTTTTTAGGCTCTTACTATCCTTTTACGTTGACCTACCGATTCGGCATATATACGGCACAACGGTAGATAGATGGCGTTTTGTGTCACTATCTTTGTAAAATAATTCTTTACTATCCATTAATAGGTATGTAGGATCGAGCCGTTGACAACATAACTACCTGGAGCAACTAACCATGCACAACATCGAAAAGTCAGCTTTCCACAAAGGCGAATACGTAGGTTACGCAGACGGCTGCGTTTTTCGAATCAGCCGTTGCAATAGTTCTTATGGCAATTGGGTCGCCTTCGTCACGCAGGGCGATACGTTCGACCAACACTTTAACCGCCCTCTTTTTGCTCATCGCTTGCGTGATCTCTCGAAGAAGTTGGAAGCACTCAACGTGGTGCAATCATGACCCGCTTATCGTCGCTCACTCTCGCCCTAGCCTATATCGCATCTGTGGCAGGCTACTTTGCCGACGACTACGCCGCGCCGTACCTATTTGTGGCAGGCATATGGTGTGCTGCTACTTCCGCTCTCTTTTTTATTACTAACGATTAACCAGGAAACTAACCATGCAAACAGAAAAGACTTATAACGGTTGGACTAACTACGCCACGTGGCGCGTCAACCTTGAAATCATCGACGGCATCGACGCCCGCGATATGTGGCCGCGTGAGGTCCGAGACGATGACGCTTATAGCCTCTCTAAACAGTTGGAAGAGTACGCCGAAGAGGTAGTGAGCGGCTACGGTCAGGTCGAAGGTTTAGCGATGGACTACGCCCGCGCCTTTCTCTCTGACGTTAATTGGCACGAGATTGCCGAGCATCTGTTGGACGCGATCCGCGATGAGGTGGCCGCATGAGGTACTTTGACGTTGTTATGTGGGCGACCATTAACGAGACGGTGAGCGTACAGGCTAAAGACGCTGACGAGGCCGCCGAGATTGCCCTACAAATCGTTCGTAGTGGCCGTATTGCGTGCTCGTCAATGGACTGGGAAGTTGAAGAGGTCAACATCGGAGACCCATTAGATGTCGCAGAATGAAGCAATCAAGGTCGCCCTGTTATCAGGGCGGTCTCTTACCCCGCTTGACGCCCTGCAAGACTTTGGGTGCTTCCGCCTAGCCGCTCGCGTGGCCGATTTAAGGCGTGAGGGCATGGATATTGAGTGCAGCACCGAAACCACTAACGGCAAGCGCTACGCCCGTTACAGGCTGCGAGGTACGCCCCATGCGTAGCCTATGGCGTCGCCTGTCTTTCTGGCATTGTCGCGGCTTAGATTGGCGGGAAGTGCCGCCACCGAATTGGCATTGCCGCCGACGTATCAACCCCGACTCAGTGTACTGGTGACTTATGCAAGACAAACCACATAGACCGACCATGGCTGAATTAGAGGACCTATTTCGAGCGACTGACGACAACCCGCCAACCCGTGACGAATGGATAAAAGTTACGGCTCGTGCTTTGCTGTACGCATGGGATGAGGGGTTAACCATCCCGCAGTTGCACCCATTCGTAGAGGAACTACGCCGCGCTTTGGATGATCGGCGATGAGCGAATTTTATGAGCGCTGGGGCTTGCCGCCTCGGTATCCAGGCCTAACCCGCTGCACCCGTAGATACTGGATAACGTACCTCGGGCGCTGCATTGACACGGCGAGGGCTACGCTATGGCGGGATTCTTGATAGCCGTAGCCGTCACCGTGTTGTTCGCGGTCTTATTTGACGACTGATAAGGGGGGCGGCGCAGCGGTTTCGACCATGCGCCGCACCTCACTATTCGACAAATGCGAGTGTTCGGGGGCGGTAAAGACGTGTTTCTTGTTTACGTACTCACGCGAGTAGATGCGCCCTCGATCTGTCCATTCCGCATCCTTTAGCGCGATATTTAGCGCGGCTTGGTTCACCCGATAGCGATCCCCGAGCGTAGCCTGCAACTCCGCGACTAGTTTGTGGAACGGGCTGCACACGAAGCCATAACGGAATGGCCCCTGACGCGCTGCGATCATTTCGGCAAGCGCGGCCTCTGTCGGGTTCATTCCAGTCTGTAGCAGGATGGCCTTTGCATCGGTCATCGGCGGAGCGGCTCCAGGATTGAACGCGCTAACGTCTCGGGCATCCAGGTACGCACACACGGCATCGAGGCCGCCCTCAGCATACCATCGCCACAGGCTCGCTGACTCATCGTCCCGCATCCGTGGGACGTGCGACCATAGGACAAACCATCGGCGGTCATCGGCGGGGAGCGCGATAGCGTCACGCTCATTGGAAAACGCTAAAACGAAAAGCCGATTTAAGGCGTAGTAGGGGTGCAAGCCCTTGCGGTTTACCTGTAGCAGTTCGGGCGGTGCGGCGATTAGCGGCTTTAGGTTGTTTTCCAATGCTCTCGGGTCTTTGCCAGCCTGTCGCAGTTCATTGATAACCACGACCTCGGATTCGAGCGCGTAGCCCCATTGGGTCTGTAGTTCGTCCGAGCGCACAATCGCCACGTTGCTGTTCAGCCCTCCGCCAATGGCGTACAGGAAAGGCGTCCACAAGGTGTCCTTGCCTGATCCAGGCAAGCCCCCGTGCAGCACGGCGTGGTTTATCTTGCGGTTCGGGTTCTGCCGCTTGTACGCCATCACGTTTAAAACGTGTTCGCGCTCCATCGGATCGGGAATCATCCGCTCGGCATGATTCAGCCAAGGCGAAACATCGGCGTGTACGGCCTTCGGCCTAGCGTCCCTCCAACGGTTGCCGTAGACCAGCCCCGCACGGCCTACGAGGGCGGCTTCTCCGGCGGCAAAGGTGATGCCCTCTAGGGCATGGCCGCCCATGTCAGCGCGGCTCTCATCGAACGCGATAGAGGCTTCTATACGGCGCTTGTTATGTATCGAGGCGCAAGAAACGTGCCGGTACATGGCATTAAACGACTGGCGCGACAATTCGCGGCGTTCCACCATGTCAAAGTAAGAATCCTCGCTTCTCACGTACGCAAAGCGGCCAAACCACTGTGCGGGCGTTAGTTTGCTAATGTCGCGTTGTTTAATTTCGTCCAATAAGTCCATTGCAAACCCCTCGCCCGCCATGTAGTCTGATCGGGCATCGTTAGTTTCTCCTGTTAGAGAGTCCTTAGCCCGACTTCGGTGGGGCTTTTTTTATCCCTGTCGCTTGTTCGCTTGGATCGTGCGCCAGGTATCGAGGACTATCCGCTCTGTCTCGCGCTTGTTCGCCATCTTGCTATAGACGGCTATGGCCGCGCAGTAACGATCATGCGCCTCTTTCGTGGCGTGGTGGGTCGCGGCAATCGCTTGCCGCTCCGCCACCGTACCTTCAGCGTGAGTGAACACGGCTTCCCGTGTCGCCTTCCAGGAATACTCCGCACGCTCCACCTCGGCCTTAGCGAGCGCACAAGGCTCGTCGGTATCCACTAGATACCGCAGCGCCTTTTCTGCTCTCTCGTCGCTGATCATTTAGAACCCCAGCGGATCGTTCAGATCAGCCTTTGCCCAATTATCCTCAGTCAACGTACCAGCGGGCATTTCGTTTTTGGCCGGAATCTTTTGGCCTTCCTTCAACTGGACGCTAATGGACAAAAAGTTGTTGCCCTGCTTACTGGCCTTCTTCCACGCTGACAGCCGGTACTCAACGCCGCCCACGTTCAGGTCGCCAGTAAAGTCTGGGCGCTTCTCATTGCCCTTCTTGTCGTTCGGGAACAATACGCCACGGTTCGTGTTATCAAAATTCACAGGCTCATCTCCTTCAGTTTGGACACTTTAACATCGAGTTCAGCGAGGAATTCGCTGACCTCTTTTTCTAACAAGGTAATGCAGTCTGTATCCCTCGGGATACGCACCACGAGCAACTGGAGGTTCTCGGGCATCCTCGGATCGTATGAAACCCAGTCGCACCACTCCGCACCCGTGCAGGCCATCTGCCACTGCATCTGATAAAAGTATTTCTGCGGCGGCTCGCGATCCATCAGGTACTCGATATGCGTAGCCGTAGACGGACACTTGATCTCAACGATCCCTGCGCCGACCACGCCATCCGGTGACGCGCCTGACATCGGGATGCTCGGATGGTCTACAAAGCCCACTTCGGTTACGAGT